GGCCCTCCGGCAGTTCCGGGGCTTGCTCGTCCCCGCTCTCCGGCGCGCCCAGGGCGGGTGCAGGGTCCTCCGTGGGCGTGTCCAGGTAGTTCGGCGTGCCGTCGTTTCCAATGGCCGCCTCGTCGCTTGCAAGGGCTTTCTGGAGGTCAATGGACATGATGCCCCACTTGCTGATAAGCTGCCGCAGCATCGTCTTACAGGCCATGCCGTCGAAATCCTTGTACCAGAAGGAGGAATACTTCCAGTCGTCCCCCTGGGGGTAGTTGCCCGCCAGGAAGTCAGCGTAGGAGACCCGGCTGTACCGGGCGTCCTGGGCGTCTTTCCCATTGAGATAGAACGCCTGGGAATAGCGGTCCGCGTGGGCCAGCATCTTTTCACGGCTCCAGTACAGGACCTTGCGGAAGCCGTTGGTCAGCTCGAAGTATGCGTAGTAACCAACCACGGGCCGGTTCTCCCGCTCGCCGTCATCCTCCAGGAACTCCAGGATAGGGCGGCGGGTAAATCGGTCCCGGCCCTTGTACTCGCCCTCCACCACCGGGAACGCATCCAGGTCGAGATACTGGCCGCTGCGCTCCGCCAGCTGAATGTAGCCCTTGTAGCCGATCTGGAACTGAGCCACCTTGCCCCGCTTCTTGTCGTTGTAGGGCACCATGTAATACTGGCCCAGCTGGGGGGAGGGGGAGAGGTTCAGGCTTTCGCCCAGCAGGGCGGCGGTGAGGACGGTCCCAGCGTCGCACTCCTGGAGGGCCGGGTTGACCGCCACGGCGGAGCTGATGGAAGCCACGAACCGGCGCGCCCGTTCCGGGTCGCCCAGGGTATCATTGACCAGCTTTTGGTACATCGGGGTCTGGATGGCGACGGAGAACTTGGGCTTGCTGCTGTTCTGCCGCTGCAAGGAATTGTTCACTCTCATAGTCAAACCCTCCTAAACGGAATGTTGCGGGCTTTCAGCCACGCAGACAGCTCTTTTGCCTGGGGCATGGTGACCTGGCACTCAAAGGCCAGTCGATAAATGGTCTCGGTCTCTTGGGGCGGAGTCTCCCGAAAAGCATCGCTCTGGGGGATAGGGCCGTCCACCGGCTCGCGGTGCGGTTCGGGCACCGTGTCGGCCTCCTTGGGCCGGAGCTGTTCTTCATACTTCCGAAGCTGCGCCGCCTGTTCCTGGAGGCGGGCGCGCTCGGCCAGCGCCGCGTGCAGGTCCAGGTTCTCCAGATACTTGAGTTTCACCGCCTCAGCAAACTCGCTCTCCACCGTGGACAGCACCTCCAGGTCTGCGGCAGCCTTGGCCTCCGCCGCAACGATGGCCTCCCGGATTTTCTTCATGGAGACGCCGGTGTTGTACCACCCATCCTGCCACAGCTTCTCGAAGGGCAGCAGCGCCCGCAGCTCGCCCACGGTCTCCTCGTAGATAGCCAGGATGTCCGCGCGCTTGGCGGCCCGCCTCTGCTCCTCATAAGCCTTGAGCTGGCCGTCAATGGCGGCAATGGGTTGGTCGATAAGGCCCACCAGCTCCTTCACCTTGACCTCGAAGTCGGTGTAAGGGGCCATGCACTCGCGCTTGACCTCCTTGCGCTTGGTCTCCAGGGCCTCCCGCAGCTTGTTCAGCCTGGCCCGGTCCTCCTTGGCGGCCTTGATGCCGTCCTCTGTCACCACCAGGCCCGCGTACAGCTCCAAGCTCTCGGCCAGCTGGGTTTTCAGTTCCTCAAAGTTGAAATCAATGGTCTTGGGCAGGCTCTCCAGGCTGCTGCCCATCACAAACTCCATGCTCATAATGTCCTCCTCAGATCGGCGGGAGTTTCAGGTTGGGTCTCCGCCGCTGCTCCACGCAGCGCCAGAATACCGGGGCCTCCCGCTGGATAAGGGCGATGTCCTCCAGGGCATCCGCCCGCTCTATTTTGTAGTGCCGGACCTCCTTGCGGTCTGCTCCGTCTGCGGTAACGTACTTGATTTGCACCAGCAGCTCCGTGAACTCCCACCCGGTAGCGAGCATCTGGTGGCAAACCTGGGCGTAGTAGTTGTCCGGGATGCGGTCCTTCCAGTGCAGCCAGCCGGTGGCAGACAAGATTTCCGTGGTCTTGATCTCCAGACCGCCCCGCCGCCCGGTGGCAGTCTCCTCCAGCTCTCCGTCCGGCGTGCAGGTGATGAAGGGGAGCGCCGGGTGCTTGATGATCTTGTAGGGAGTGAAGGTGACCCGATACTCCGGGTGGTCCAGGGCGAAGAACTGCCGCAGCAGCGGCTCCGCATCGTTACCGTACTGAACGGCAGGCTTGTCTCCAATGTCCTCCGGCTGAACAAGCCTGCATTTTTCTTCCCAGAGCTGCACATTGGTTTTCCAGGGCGAGATGCCCAGGACGGCGGCAGCGTCAGACGCTCCCAGACCGTCCCTGCGGGCCTCCAGCCACTCCGCCCGGTCCTTGCATACGATGACCAGCGGCTCCATCACATCATCACGATGACCTTTCCGGCGTTGATCTCGTCGGCCAGTTTCTCCTCGAAGTACGCCACGATGGATGCCTTGGCCTGCATCTTCCACATTCCGCCGTCAGCCTCGAACAGCCCCACGTTGCCGTCCTCGTCCAGCCGCAGGATGAACTCGCTCTCCGGCTGCTCCACCTCCAGGAAGGTGCGGTAGGGTCGCATGGAGATGCGGGGCTTGACCTGGACCAGGGCCTTGAGAGAAATGCCCTGGCGGGCCTCCACCTCCTGGCTCACGCCGTTGTCCCGGGTGGTGACGCCGTTCTCCTTGTTGATGCGGGAGAGCAGGTCCAGCAGGTAGTCCACGCCCTCTCCGGGCATAAACTTGCTCCGCAGCTCAATGATGGCCTTCTCCTGCTCCCGGAAGCCCTCCTGGAACCCAGGTACGTCGCAGGTCGCCTCATACAGGCTGTCCCGGCACATCTCGCTGTCATAGGTGGAGAACACAGAGACCTTCCGTGCGCCGTCCACCCGGACGAACATAGGCAGGTTGTCGAACATATCCAACTCGTTCCGCAGCAGCTTTACGATGCTGTCCAGCCCGCTCACGCTGATCTGGCGGGGACGGTCTACATGGGGGTCGATACGCACCAGCTCCCGGTCGGAGTAAGTGTCGCCGTGGATGGTGTAAGTCTTGTTGTCCTTGAGAGACACGAGATACTGAGCAAATTCCTTCAACATGATGTAGTCTCCTTTCTGTTATGCCTGCTTGATATTGGTGAATTTCAGAACTTTGGGCCGGTCCTGTTCTCCGCCGTCCATCCCCAGCTGCCCGGGGACCTGGGGCACCATCTCGGCCACCACCATCTCGCCGGTGCCCGGCTGATTGGTGATATAGAGGCTGGTGGTGATGGGGTCCGTGGGGACCAGTGTGCTCTTGGCCGTGGTCTGCACGGTGATGGTCTTGCGGTCCGCGCTGGGGATAAGCTCCAGCCCCACGGTGATTTTCCGTTTCCCGGTGGGCTTGGTGTTGGGGTCCAGGATGTTGTCGATGACCTTGCCCATCTCATAGTCCACCCGCTCCAGAATGGCACCCATGGACATTTCCAGGATGCTTTTCTTGTCCAGCTGCTCGCTCATGCTGTCTTGTCCTCCTTTTTCTTCATGCTGCGGCTCCGGGCCGCATATTCGCCCAGCAGCCTCTTGAGGGCTGCGTCGTGCCAGCTCTGCCAGGAGGAGTACCCGCACACCTGGAGCAGATCGTCCGGCAGGCTTTCCGCAAATTCCCGGCTGATGCGGTAGCATTTACGGAAGCGTCCTGCGTGGCTCGGCGGCGGTGCTGTGGCCTTGTGCTCGCTCTCCTCCGTCGGGGCCTCGGCCAGTGGGAACTCCAGAAGGTCCAGGTCCTCCACGTCGTACAGCGCCGTGCGCGGCACGCCGTACAATTCCTCCAGCGCTGCAAGCTGGTCCTTGGTGGGTAGGCATACGCCCTTTTCATACCGGGAGACCATGCCCACGTCAGCCCTGGGTTCCGTTTCTTTCAGTCTGGCGGACACCTGCGGCTGGGTCAGACCCAGCGCTATCCGCCGCTCTTGCAGTCGGTTCATGCTCTGCCTCCTCTGTCAGTCTGATTTGTTGGAAGAAGGGGAAGAACTGGGGCGGGCACACCGCGTTTCCGAGGCATCTAACTCTGTCCATCCAGTTGGGAAGCCCATCAACCATTCGGTCCATTCCGGGTTCAGATTTCCAGTACCCCCCCCCCGCCAGGTAGGCCACCTTCTGGCATAGAAGCAACGACCTGGTGGATGTCGCGTCCTTCCGCAGGTGCCGGGCCAGCCCCGCCGCGTCCATCGCCGTCGGCGTGGGCCACGATTGCAAATCGGTATCTTTGGTGCGGAGCGCCGACGCCGCGAGCTGGAACCATAAACGCCCGTGCGGTGTAGCCTTTACTTTCCAGGTCAGAAAGCACATCGTCGAGTGCCAGATTGAGGATGTTAGCAACATTCTCTCCAATGACCCAAGTGGGCCGCAGCTCGTTGATAACTCTAAGCATCTCCGGCCAGAGGTAGCGGTCATCGCTCTTGCCTCTGCGCTGTCCGGCTTTGGAGAAGGGTTGGCACGGGAAGCCGCCGGAAATAATGTCAACTGTTCGTAGTCCGGTCCGTTCATAGAAACTCTCCTTCGTCAGGGTCCGTATGTCCCGCCAGCGGGGAACTCCAGGCCAGTGACGCTCCAGGACCCTCGTAGGGTAGTCGGCCCACTCGCATTGTCCAACGGTTTCAAACCCTGCCCACTCAGCAGCCAGGTCCAGCCCGCCGATACCAGAGAATAGCGAAAGGTGGGTGAGGCTCACAATTCGTCACTCCTCATACGGGCTTTCCAGGGACCAGTCCCAGGTCTGCCCGCCTCGCCATTCCGTGGTGAAGTAGTTGTGTACGCCGTCGCCGGTGAAGTACAGATATTCCCTCGGCAGCACCCGGCCCACGCTGCCCACGCAATCCTTCTCGGCCATCCAGCGGGCCAGCACATCCTCCACCAGGGCCAGAATGTCCGGGTCCACCGGGTTGCCGGGGTCGTAGCCGTAGAACTGGCAGGGCTGGGTCGTGATGCCCTCCACCGTGTCAGCCCAGAAGCGGTCCCCGCTGTCGTAGCGGTTCAGCACGCACCAGATCGTGGCCGCCTGTTCGGTGGTGGAGCACCCACGGGCCTCGCCCCATACCATCTTTGCCAGGGCGATCTTGTCCGCCTCCAGGGGGTCCACAGCCTCCGGCTCCGGCCTCTGCGGTTCCGGCGTGGCCGCCGGTCCTGTGACCGCCGCCTCCGGCTCCGGGGTGTCCGCCTTACCTCCGCCCGTCAAAAGGAGGATGCAAACCAGGATAAGGACCAGCGCCAGCAGCGCAGAGGCCACGCGGCGGGCGATCTGGAGCTTTCTGCGGCGCTGCCGTTCTCTCCGCTCAGTCCGGGTCATAGCTCGCCCTCCTCCGCCGGTACAGCTCGTCCATCAACTCTGTGTCGGTGTAGTCCCGGATGCTCTTCTGCTCCTCCTCAGTCTCAATGGATACAAGGATTGAGGATTTGAGATACAAAGCGGGACGCGGGGCGAAGTACGCGAGGTAGACGTAGTTGTAGTCCACGGCGCCGTCGGTATCGATGAGGTACGCGCTGCTGTCAACGGAGCGCGGGGAGCTTTTGGTGGTCCACCCGGTAGCCAGCCAAAACGGGCGGGAGGCCAAGGGGATGAAGCGGCGGTACTTGCGGTAATCGTCGATGGTCAGCAGGCGGGCAACGGCCAGAGGCGTGCCGTAGTCTGTCATGCCGTCCATGGTGGTCAGGTCGATGGGCCGCTCCAACGTGGCATCGAAGATGGGCTTGTGCTGGTCCCGCAGCCAACGCTCCATCTCCTTTGCGATGTGGCTGCCGCAGAAGTTGTTGGTATCCTCGCGGTCATCGTCACTCTCGAATGGGCAGTTGTCGGGCAGCGCATCGGTGGCTACCACAAACGTGCCCATGTGGGTCTCGTCCAGCTTCACCCACTCTACGCCGTCCAGCGTGAAGCGCTCGCCCTGCCGTACCCGGCTCAGTTCAATGGTCTTTCCCATAGTTTTATCCTCCCTATACTTTCCGGGCCTGCCGCCCGTCCTTTTGGGTTGCTGCGCCTCGGTGGTTCCCTCGGCGGCGGATTGCCTCCTGGACCCTCTTCTGGGCCAGGACCGGGTCGTACTCCGGGCGCTGGCGCTCGTCCAGCTTCCCGGTGTCGCCTCGGCGCAGCTCCTCATAGATGGTGGCGGGGTGGAACCCCACCTTATTTGCGATGTCCAGCACCCGCGCCTCCTGGCGATACAGCTTTGCGATGGTCTTGCGGTCCTGGAGCGTGAGGTATTTGCCAGCCATCAAGGACACCCCCTTTCTCGGTAAAAAATAAAGCCCGAAAGGGGATTGCCCCCTTCGGGTTTTACGATAGCATTTGCGTTTGAAAAATCAACGGAAAATTCCTGGTGAAATCCTCCGGAAAGTCTGCTATAATGAAATAGATACCCATCGGTCCGCCCCGGGCGGGCCGTGATTTCCGTGATAAAGGAGCTTCCCGCC